GAGACTCGACTGTGGTCGCCGCCGGGACGGTAGGCTGGGGTACTCCGGTAGCTATTCCGGGAGCAGTCAACCTGACCATGAACCCGGAAGGTGGCGAGACGGCATTTTATGCCGACAATCGCAAGTACTACAGCAGGTACACCAACAACGGGTACAGCGGCACGCTTGAGATGGCGCTGGTGCCGGACGATGTTCTTGCCGAAATGCTCGGCTGGGAAGTTGATGACAAGGGTATGCTGGTCGAGGTTGCCGACGGGCAGCCGAAGGAGTTTGCGCTGCTTGGCCAGGTGCTGGGCGACGAGCGTAACCGCAGATTTGTGTATTATCACTGCATCGCTAGCCGGCCTGCCGATAACGCGGCTACAACCACCGATACGGCTACTCCGACCACCGAGACGCTGAATATCACGATCCTGCCGATTGACCACGACGGTAAGAAGATCGTCAAGAGCGTCATTGAGCGTGATGAGACCAACGCGGCTATCTTTGACGGCTGGTTCGACGAAGTGCAGCTCCCCGGACAGGAGGGATAAGGAGTGCGAACAGCGATCATCGGAGGTAAAGAGATTCAGTTGAGGGCCAATCCGTTGGCCCTCTTATTCTACAAACAGGCGTTTGATAGTGATCTGATTGCTGACCTTCTCAAACTGCAATCCCTACAATCACTGCAAGAGGGAGATTTTTCGTCCCTAGATACGATCAGCTTGCTCCAAATAGCCTATGCGATGAACAAGGCGGCCAAACCTGCTGATATATTTCCGAAGTTCGAAGAGTGGTTGGCACAATTTGAAACCATCGGGTTTAGTGATCCGCAGTGGATAATTGATGTGGTAGAAGAAGCCACGGATGGTTTCTTTCGTTCCGGAAAATCTGCTCCAGAGTCGAAGGAACAATGAAGGAAGCAAACCCTTTGGAGGCAGGATTGATTTACTAATCCTGGCGAACGCGAAAAAGATGGGCCTCTCATTTGATGAGTTGGCCTTATTTCGTGTTCGAGATTTCTTGGAGTTTACAGATATCTACTTTGGCGAACTCAAGCCAAGCCAGCGATTCGCCAAAGATGAGATCCGCAACGCAACTCAAGCGGATATCGACCAGCTATTAGGCTAGGAGGCAGGTGAGATCGGCTTGGCTACGATTAAGGGTATCACAGTTCAGATAGGTGCAGATACTACAGGACTTGATGCGGCGCTAAAGGATGTCAATAAGACATCGCGAGAAATATCTAAGGAGCTGCGGGAAGTCGAGCGGCTTCTTAAGTTCAATCCTCACGATACCGAGCTTTTGGCGCAGAAACAGAAACTCCTGGCCGATCAGGTTGAGACCACCAGGGAAAAACTTAACCGGCTGCGCCAGGTGCAGGAGCAGGTCAACGAGCAGTTCCGTAAGGGCGAAATAGGCGAAGAACAGTACCGCGCCTTCCAGCGGGAGCTCATCAAAACCGAGAGCCAGCTGAGAGATTACGAGAAGCAGCTTAGGGCTGTAAACCAACAAGCTAACGCCTTTACTCAGGCGATGCTGGCCGCAAGCGAAAAATTGCAGGACGTTGGTAAGCGGCTAACTGATGTGGGGAAGGATTTAAGCGTTAAGGTATCAGCTCCGCTTGCGGCTCTTGGTACTGTTGCGGCCAAGGCGGCGATTGATTTTGAGTCTGCCTTTGCTGGCGTTCGTAAGACCGTCGAAGCGACCGAAGACGAGTTTGCCGCACTGGCCGAGGGCATCCGAGAGATGGCCAAGGAGATACCAGCTGCCGCGACAGAGATTGCCGGCGTTGCCGAGGCGGCCGGCCAGTTGGGAATTGCGAACGACTACATTCTGTCCTTCACTCGGACCATGATCGACCTTGGCGAGAGCACCAACATGTCCGCCGAAGAAGCGGCTACAGCTCTCGCCAGGCTCGCTAATATCACTCAGATGCCGCAGTCTGAGTTTGACCGTCTCGGCTCTACGGTCGTTGCACTTGGCAACAACCTGGCCACGACCGAGGCCGAGATCGTTGAGATGGGGCTGCGCCTAGCCGGAGCCGGAAAACAGGTTGGCATGACAGAGGCGGAGATTCTGTCCTTAGCCGGTGCTCTTAGCTCCGTGGGTATTGAAGCTCAAGCCGGTGGCTCTGCATTTAGCAAGGTAATGGTCAATATGCAGCTGGCAGCCGAGACTGGCGGCGAGAAGCTGGAGCAGTTCGCCGCTGTTGCTGGCATGAGCGCGGAGCAGTTTGCCACGGCCTTCCAGGAAAATGCCGCTCAAGCTCTTATCGCCTTCATCAACGGCTTGCAGCGGGCTGAGCAGCAGGGCGTCAGCGCTATTAAGGTGCTGGACGACATGGGTATTACCGAAGTCCGCATGAGAGACGCTCTTTTGAGGGCCGCTGGCGCCGGGGAGCTTTTCGCCGAGTCCATCAAGCTGGGCACACAAGCCTGGGAAGAAAACGTCGCCCTCACGCGTGAAGCGGAACAACGTTACGCAACCACCGAATCCCAGCTGGCTATCATGAGGAACAAACTCCAAGAAGTGGCCATCACCTTTGGGCAGATTCTCCTGCCGCCTCTCTTGGCTGTAGTGGAGAAGATCGGTGACTTTGCTGACTGGCTGGACAGCCTGGATCCGAAGATACAGCAGCTGATCGTCACAACTGGCGCTTTGGTTACTGCGCTTGGGCCGGCTTTGTTGATTGCCGGTCAGATAATTAACGCACTTTCTAAGATTATCGGGTTGATGACGGTGGCCAATCTCAAGATCGCCGCCGTTGTTGCCGCGGTTGCGGCTCTTGGCGCTGTAGCCTACGAGGCGTACCGCCAATGGGAGCACACAAAAGCTTACTACGTTGATGCGTTTGAGTATATCCGAGCCGGCGTTGAGAACGCTGTGCTCAAAATCCAGGTGGCGTTTCTGGAGCTAAAGCACATTGTTGCCAGCTTCTACGAGGACGTTTACAGCCTATTTGGTTTCCTCGAGCACCTGCCTTTTGGACTTGGTGACAGCTTCGCGTCTTATAGGCAGTGGATATCAGACGTGGCCGCCGAAACCGGACAGAGCATCGATGAGCTGAGGCAGCGTATCGAGGAAAACTCGGCCAGGATGTCTCAGGCTGTCGATGGTATGAGGGAAGCTCAATCCCAAGCGTGGGAAGGCATCATGGCTGACCTTCAAGCCTTCTCCGATTTCTTTAAGTCCGACTCAGATGTTCGAATTACCATCACCGAAACAAGCGAGAAAGAGCAAACAGCCATAGTCACGCAGCAGGCCCAGGAACGGCTTAATGTGCTGACTGAATCTGAGGAACAGCAGACTCAGGTCGTTACCGAGGAAGAGCAGAAGCGCATCGAGGCTCGCCAGAAGTTCGAAGAGCTTTGGAATCTGCGGCTCTTTGAGCTCAGCGCCACCAGGCGTGAGCAGTTAGAGGCGGAATATAAGGCAGCCATCGCTCTGGCTGAGGAACTTGGTGCGGATAAAACTGCTGTCGAGGAATACTTCGCAATCCGGAGGCAGCAGTTGTTGGATGCCGAACTTGCCGCCCTCCAGCGGCAGAATGAGCGCATCCGGCAGTTGGCCAAGGAGATGCACGATGCCAGGGTGCAGCTGGAGGAGTCGTGGCAGCAGAGGTTGTGGGAGTACACAGCTTCGGAGATCGAGAAGCTTGAAGCTGCTAAACAAAAGGAACTCGAGCTGGCTAAGAAATATGGCGCAGACACCGCAGCCATCGAAGAATACTATGCGCTCCGCACACAAGAGATACTCGATGCCCAGGCCCAGGCAATAGATGAGCGTTTTAAGGCGAACAACCAGCGGATCCGAGAACTGGCCAAGAAGATGTATGAGGACAAAGTGGCCTATGAGCAGCAATGGCAGGACAAACTCTTTGAGCTGACGGCCACCGAGCTTGAGAAGCTGGAGAGAGCCAGGGAAGAAGCTATTCGCATCGCACGTGAGAAAGGCGCTGATATTACCGCAATTGAGGAATACTACTCCATCCTGCGCCAGCAGATTATTGAAAAGGAAACACAAGAGATAAACGCCAAATTCAAAGCCCAATCCGATGCGGCAAGAGCCCAAGCCAAGGCCATGATGGAGGAAAGGAAGCGGCTTGAGGCCGAAGCTGAAAGGCTGTTATTCAACCTGACAGCCACCGATCTTGAAAAGCTGGACCGGGAGTTTGAAGAGGCAAAGGCACTCTACGCAAAGTATAGTGCTGACATCACCGCTCTGACCGAGTATTATTCTCGCCGCCGGCAGGAGATCCTTGATGCTGAGGCGGAGGCTGAGCGCCGTCGGATCGATGAAGCTAACAAAGTCTTGGAAGCCCAGAATCAGCGGGTAAGGCAAATAGCCCAGCAGATAGCGGCCGAGCGGGCTAAGATTGAGGAATCTTGGCGTGACAAGCTGTTCGACATCACAGCTACCGACCTAGAGAAGATCGAAAAGGCCGAGCAGGAAGCTCTCGAACTGGCTCGCAAGTACCACGCGGATACCACCGCGATAGTGGAATATTTCGCGATCAAACGCCAGGAGATCCAAGACGCTGAGGCCAAGGCCGAGTTGGAACGAGCCGAGAAAGCCGCCAAAGCGGAAGAGGACAAGAATAAGGCCAGGGAGGCTTTCGAGGAAGAGTGGAACAAGAAACTCCTGGAGCTGTCCGGTGATCGTCTTGCTATCCTGGAATACGAGAAACAGCAAGCTTTAGCTAAGGCAGAAGCGCTCGGAGCAGATACTACTGCTATACTTAAATACTACGCGCAGAAGCAAGCTGAGCTTGCAGATAAGCCAAAGCAGAGTTGGATTAAGGCTGCCGAAGACATCGGCAAAGCCTTTGAAACGATGGCTCTATCTGTCGGTAAAATGTTTGTAACAGGCACAGGACGTTGGGAGGAGATTCTCCTCACTTTTGTTTCCTCCGCCATTGACCACATCCTTGTCGCAGCTGTTGGAGCTATGGGTATCGCCGAACTTGTATCACAAGCTATCGCCAACATGTGGAATCCGGTCGGGTGGGTGATAATCGGCGGTCTTTTGGCGGCGTTGGCGGTCATTCAATCCAATCTTCAAGCTAAGTTGGGTAAAGTCGGGGGAGCGGTTCCTCCGGGATCGGGCGGTGGCGGGGCAGGATCAGGGGGTACGGCGCCTAAACCCGCAGGCGGTCGTCAGGTTGCTGAGATAACCGGTCCCACCCGAGACATTTTGACCGACCTGCTCTCACCGTTAGCTCACCTGGGACAGATAGTTGCCCCTATCCAGGACATCAGACAAATCCTTTACGAGCGGTTGCCAAATTTCAACCAGATGGAGTTTGCCGGGGCGGGAGCCATCGGTGGCGACATCGTGTTTGAAAGCGGAGCGATCGTAATCCACAGCTCCGCAACTAACAGTACCGAACTAAGTCGTAACTTACTAGATCAAATCGAGCGCGAAATGGCCCGTAGGGTTAACTTTGGCATCCGGGGGAGGGGTGGCAGGTGATAAGATTAGCAAACGCATTAGGTGCAGAAAAATTATTGCCGGAGACGATAACCCTAAAACTGGTGCCATTTAGCCTACGGGTGCCCCTTCAGCACTTGGTCGGCAAACACGGGGCGGTAGTCACGGGCACTTCGACCATTGAGCCCAGACAGTTTAGCTTAGAGGGTCGTATTTATCATCCAGGTGACAAAGAGCGTATCAGGCAAGACCTTGATGCGCTCTTGGCGTTTTTGATGCACCCACCCATCGAGGTATACAGGGAGCATCACCATGGCCGATGCCTTATCGCTTACCCCCTTGGCGCTCCCCAGGACTGGATCGACCGCGGGGCGGAACTGGCGCTACAGATACCGATGGTTGCACCTGACCCGTACTGGTATGGTCCAGAGGTCGAGGTGATCGTTTCTGGTACGCAGACGATCACGGTGGAGGGCACAGCTCCAACCTACCCTCTCATCACGACAGCGGGCAGTGTATCGAGCCTTGTGGTAAGCAATGCGCTCACAGGCAAGGAGTTTGTAGTGGCGGGCGCAACCGGTGTGATTCAGGTGGATTGCGATAAGCGCAACATGTCGGTCACGGTTGGCGGCACAAACCGCCTCGACTGCATAGATGAAGACTGGCTCATTGGTGGCTGGGCGCTGTTGCCTGGCGAAAACCAAATCACGACAAATACACCGATAACGGTCACTTACAGGCCAAGGTGGTATTAGG